GAGAATCTCGTCTCCACCCCCACTCGAAATAACGCATAAGCGAGCATGTCCTTTCACATCAATTGAAAGAGCCGGTGCGCGGATGTTCCTTCCTCACTGAGGAGGAGTAAACATGCGCTGATCACCTTGAGGACATGTGCTCTAAAGCGTGCGAGTGGTCCAAATCTTATTTCCGTTCCGCGGCTGCGCGTCGTGCATTCACAAACACGCGTACGACCCAAGTTCACACACATGGGTCAAACTTGCTTTACGCACGGAATGGTGAGATGGGTGGAATGTCATTCTACCTCCACGAGTTGTCTAGCCGATATCGATACGGCCTAGACGAACAGACCAGGAACGATTTGAATATCGTAGGTCTGGAGGCCGATACTTTGTCTTCGTCGATTGCAATTGGTGATTCCGACCTGACCTCTCTTGCCTGGTATGACTTTGTCAAGTTCCACAGTGGACTTGATGATATATGTCATCCCAGAGTCAAGGAGGGCCGGGAGGAGTCAACCCTAGAAATCATCGATGAAGCCCGTCGGCCCCGTGAAGGAGAGGGCATGGTTCCTCCTCTTAATTGGGTTATTTCTGCACCCGATCGCGGTCTCAAGAACCGGATCGTTTCCAAGCCACATCCTGGCCTGGTTAGTAGGGCGCATCCAATAAGAGAGAAGGCCTTGGCCCTTCTGATGACAGATCCCAGAACTAAAACAGTTTTGAAAGGAGACCGTAGGAAGGCAATATCAGAAATTTGCTCAGGTTTCCTTAGTCGACGCTTCCTTTCTGCTGATTTGACAGCAGCCACTGACCGCATCCCGCACCAGCTTGCGCTGGCTTTATGGGAGGGTGCTCGACAGTACCTGTCGGTGGAAGACTATGACGTCGTCAAAGCTGCTCTGGGATCACAGAGACTCATTTATGATTCGGGTCTTGTTATCGATTCGACCTGTGGAATCCTCATGGGATTACCACTTTCATGGGTCACCTTGTCCTTTATGTAGCTGTGGTGGGCTGAGTAATCAGCCTGCGACAGTTCCAACACACCTATGCGCACCAAGTTTGATACGCGTATATGCGGGGACGACCTTGGGGCCCATTGGAGTCCTAACCATATTTCAGCATACTCTTCAATCGTACGCCGCTGCTATGGTAAGTTCTCCGTCGGCAAACATTTTGTCTCTCCTGACCGGATGGTCTTCACGGAGATTGTGACAGAAAGCCGAGGATCGATCGATAATACTTTTTCTCCTATCCCTGTGAGGTAAGGTGATGCAGAGTGGCTTCGCTAAGCCAGAATCCGTTCTAGTCAGACGGACGGTACCGATTTGCCTAAGGTTGGACGAAAGTCTACAACCAAGGCGACATCGGCCCATCGTACCGACTAACGCCAGGACGATTTTGGTTAGATAGCGGAAGACCATACTCTTTATGCAGCCTTACTCGAGAGTCGTGGTGCCAAATAGGCTGGGTTGTACCGTAGCGCGCGTCGTCGATCATTTGAAAGGTTGACATTCCTGCGCTACTTCCCAGTAAAGGGCATTATGCACGACCCTACATATGGGGATAAGGATTGGTGGTTCAAGCTGGGACCTGCACTGACTGCTGCAAAAATAAACAGTGGGCACACGAGTGTGCTCTACCGACAGTCGGACAGGTTCGCTTCTTAGCGACGATGGTTTGCTCAATAGGGCATCCACCCGTTGATCCCTCGGGAACTCAACGGTGCTGGATTGCCTTCATTCAATCATCGCTCTAGCTATTTACCAGGTAACTGGAGGTTGAGGTCGTTTATCCTCGGTCAGCATTCTATGCGCACCTCCAATTTCTGGGTATTGGACCATCAACCCTTGCATCAAATCATCGACTCCTCTGTTGGAGTCGGTACTTCTGGCTGTCCTCGACTGAGGAGGCGGCGGAGCAGGCGCAATGGAGGCCTACTTTAGGCTAGAGGACCACCGTCATTTACGTTAGGTGGCCACTCTTACTTTAACTGCCGCTCTAGTGAAGCCCCACAGGGCAAAAGAGCCAAATTGATGCTTCCTGGAGAAGACCCTAGTATTCCAGGTTATTACCATTCCACTGGTTTGACGTACCGCGGCTATAAGCAAGAACTGTGCGAGAAATCCTTCAGGCGTGAGCTTCATCATGTTCTGACAAAGTCTCCGTTCGTGCGCTATAGCCCTGTCTCACCCTATCTTCCGTCTCTCCTCGGCGGTCCGTAAGACGCCCATTGGAGATCCCTTGACGCATAAGGTCACGTTGACTTTAATTACGTGGGGACTCTCCTGGATGTCGAGTAATGCGGCCGAGCATGGAGATATGACGCCAGGTTTGACTGGTTGGGCTAGCAGTTGTCGGCGAGAAGCGACATCATAGCTTACAATCGTTACCTGGATCAAGAAGATACCCCTTATGAGGAGCGCTGGCTTGAGTCTTTGCCTGAGGGCGGGGACTTCTAAAGCGAGGAGTTCGTTGTTCGGTAAGTGCCTTATGAACAATTTGGCGACCTCTATTCTGGTATTACTCCGTGCGTAAAATGCACGAATTCCAGGAAGGATGCCATGTTCGAGACTTACATGAAGAACGATCTCTTTTACCCTAGTTGCCCCGTGTGTCTGTCTCGGCAAGAGCAGATTTTACGAGAGGCCAGCTGGCGCGAAGGGGGAAGTGGCAGTAGTTCCTCTGAATGGAAAGAAACTGCTACTTACGCGGATGAGGCGGCGTCACTAGTTTACCAACACTTGCGGATTCGGAACCCGACACAACCCCTACTGCGCCACTATGCTTCGATGTTAGTGCGAAATGATTATCACACTATACTTCAGCAAAGTGGTTGTTACGATAAAGAAAGTCCTCAACAGACTATCTTTT